AAGCATCGGTGACCACGGTGGTGGGTGCTCAAAAGAAACAGTCCATCATGGAATGGCGGCACAGAGTTGGTGAAGAAGTTGCTAACAAGATATCCAAACACGCTACATCCCGTGGTACAAATATGCATACTTTGTGTGAACATTATTTGAATAATGAGCCAAAGCCACCAGGTGTTGTGATGCCGGATGCGAAGGAAATGTTCATATCAATCAAACCATACCTAAACAAGATAAATAACATACACTATCAAGAGGTTGGTCTGTGGTCCTCCCAACTTGGTTTGGCTGGTCGTGTGGACTGTATTGGTGAATATGAAGGTAAGTTATCAGTTATTGATTTTAAAACATCCAAAAAGATCAAAAAGTGTGAAGATATTTTAGATTATTTTTGGCAATGTACTGCATATGCATTGATGTACGAAGAATTGGTTGGTACACCTATTGATGATTTGGTAATTATTATGGCCGTGGACAATGAACAGCCAATGATTTTCAAAGAAAAAACACAGGATCACATTGAAGGACTTGTAAAAGCTATTGATTTTTACCACAAAAACAGCTGATAGAATAAATATAGAATAATAACAAGGAAAGTAAATGGCATTACAATCAAGTGGATCAATATCGTTAGGTCAAGTGAATACGGAACTGAATAAAAGTGCAACGGCATCCATCAGTTTAAATGATGCGGATGTTAGAAATCTTGCAGCAATTGTATCCGGACAAATTTCAATGAGTAATTTTTATGGTAAAAGTTCAAATCCTAAGCCACAACAAAAGGCTATTTTTGGATTTGGCGTAACTCAAAATACAGGAAAAGAAAATAATATTACCAATATAATAACAAATACTGGTGTTGTTGGAACAGATACTCCCAACACCGGCATTGCTTTGCCAAATCAGCCACTTATTGGAAAAGAAATGGCATATCGGGCAGCCGCAGGTTATGGTGGTGACAAAGCAATTTTTGGATTTGGATTTGATCGATTTTATGGTTCAGTGAGTTACGTAAACAGGGTGTCGAATACGGGTGTCCTTGCAAGTACCTCCGACCTCGCTGTCGGCAGGACTGGCCGCCAAAATTTAGCGGCCGCAGGTTATGGTGGTGACAAAGCAATTTTTGGATTTGGGGATCAAGGACCTTTTCAACACATGACAAACTTAGTATCAAATACAGGTGTTGTTGCCACTGATGTAACTGGTGTTGGTACCAAAAGAACCGGTCTGGCGGCCGCAGGTTATGGTGGTGACAAAGCAATATTTGCTTATGGAAATGATGGCACAAATTACAACAGTGGAGTTTCAATGAAAAACTTAGTATCAAATGCGGGTGTCGTGGCCGCAGACGTAGCAGGAGTTGGTACCAGAAGAAAAGGTTTGGCGGCTGTTGGTTATGGTCTAGATAAAGCATTGTTTGCCTATGGTGCACAAAGTCAAAATTACGTAGCAATGCAGTTAAGTAATTTAGTTACAAATACTGGTGTTGTTGGCACTGATAATAGTATTGCTGGTCGTGGTAGGGAATATTTAGCAGGCACTGGTTATGGCGGTGATAAAGGAATTTTTGGATATGGCAACGAGTTTGCATTTGCAACAGTAACAAACTTAGTATCAAATACAGGTGTCGTTGCTAGTGAACTAATTGCTCCTGGCGTTGGAAGATACGGCACATCAGGAGCTTGTTTTGGTTAATTTAAATTGTGTGAATTAAATATATAAAGGAAAAATTATGCCGACAAAATTGAATACAGAATTTAACTATCGTTATCAAGTTATAGGTGAAACGGTTTGGGAAAAGATAAAAACATTAAAAGGTTTTTATGAAGGTAGAATTCGTACAAGTCATGGTGAAAAAATATCAGAGATGAGACATAATTCAAAACTAATGGAGTTACAAAGTTTAAAAGATAGTAATGCATTACCACACGTTATACTTAATATGGAAGCAGATATTTTAGAATTTGAGACCGGTTTACAAATTCAAATTGAAGCATTTGAATTGAACAGACAAGAAATTAAGATTTTAGAAAATCTATTGGCTGAATGTTATGAGATTGCCGAACCCACTAGAATAAAACATCTTGACGGAACACCATACACGGATGAAGAAATGTTTGAAGCAAATGCGGCTAATGAATTTACTGCAATGATTGGTAAAGAAATTTATGCGGAAGTTATTTCAACGGGACTACCATCACCAACAAAACTTCGTAATGCAATGTCAAATCCACACACATGGAAAGCATTGCAACAAATCGGGTTAATTCCAGATCAGGCATATATGCTTGTTGGTAGTAATGATCCACTTAAAATTGGATTTGAAAAAATAGTAACATCATCAAATACTAACCAACTAATTGGTGAAGTTACTGAAAAGAAATTGACAAACTAATTTTATTGTGTTATAATTGAAGTTATGGTTGTATGAAGCAACTAGAAAAGTGTTCTGGACGGGGGTGCAAATCCCCCCAGCTCCACCAAAAGTATAAAGGTCTGCGCCGTGCGATAATGAAGATGACTAAGGTATCACGGACATCCAAATAATCCAAACCAGTATACTTTTGATGGGGCTGCATAGTTTCGACAGGGCAACAAGTACAGAAGTGGACAGCTCATCAGAGAAGATGTTAAAACTAAATCAAAGTAACCGCAAACGACTCACGTTTCGCATTGGCTGCCTAAACGCAGACTAGGGTTTCGGTTGGTTTCCTCGTAACAGAATAACCAACCATTTTTTTAACTAAGGAGTTTTAATGAAGAAAATCGCAATCGCAAGTTTAATTGCTGTCGCCGCAGCTGCACAAGCCGGTGGTTTTGTTTCGTATGGTGTTGACCAAGTTACTGACCGTGTAAGCAACCAACAAAGTATCGCACAATATGTACGTGCTGGTACCTCATTGGGTGGTTTCAATCTTGGATTACAAAATCGTAATGCACGTACCAATGACAACCAATCTATGTTCAATAGCTTGGAACTTACCGCAGGTAAGACTGTTTTCGGTATCAGCCCATTCGTTGGTGTTGGTTTCGATAATGGTGGTGCTGGTGCAAAGCCATATGAATATGGTCTAGTTGGCGCAAACGCTGGCGTTAAGGTTGGTCCTGGTTATGCCATGGCTGGTGCTAAGACCCGTGTAAATTGGGATAGCGCAAATCCAAAACAATCCGTAGTATTTGTTAGTTACGACATGCCAGTCATCAGCAAAGTATCTGTTGGTTTGGGTGTTAGCCAAAGCTACCAAGACATTCAGGATCGTGCAGTAGGACTTACAGTATCCGTAGGCTTCTAAATAGATAATGGGTTATGGGTTCCCAATAAAAACCCCACACACTTTACACACAGGAGAAAACCATGTCAATGACACCCTTTGAAATACGTCTTGAGCTTTTAAAAATGGCAAGAGATATGTTGTATGATGAATATAATGCTCAACGTGACCGCATTCAATCTGAATGGCACGTACAATGTGAAAGCGCAAAAGCCAAAGGTGAAACACCACCTTTACATCCGGCTTTACCACAAACTCCCTCAGAAATAGACATTATCAGCAAGGCTCAAACCTTGAATGGTTTTGTGTCTAACATTCCTATGGAACTTCCAAAAGTTACCAAGAAATCGTCTTGAGGGTTGGGGTCTAACCCCAAACACACACAAGGAGAACAAATGAAGTTGTCAAAAACTTTATTGATTGTATTTACCTCGTTATGTATACCGATATCAGCCAAACAGTATGAACCAACACTCAAGGAACAAGTTGGATCAGACATTAACAAGCAAATTATTTGTATGGCTAAAAACATTTACTATGAAGCAGCGAGAGAATCACACGAAGGAAAACTGGCCGTTGCTCAGGTCACCATTAATCGTGCAAACAGCAAGAGATACCCAGCTGACTTTTGCGGTGTTGTTTACCAGAAAACTGGTGCAACCTGCCAATTCTCATGGACTTGCGAGAATGTTAATCCAGTTAAGGATTCATATGCATGGGAAGAATGCCTGTACATTGCTAAAAGGGCATTAACAGAATCAGTATTACACAGAGAGCTTGCCAAGACCAAGGCAATGTTCTACCATGCAGTCTATGTTAACCCCGGTTGGACCAATATCAGAGTTGTAAAGAAGATTGGCAACCACATTTTTTATACTAGAGGATAATTGTGCCTACGAAAACAGAAATTAATGATTTTAGTGAAATGATTTCCAGATTGTCATACACCTTAGGTGGTACACACATGGACGCAATCATTCACCATTGTGAACAAACTGGCATGGAGGTTGATGTTGCATCAATATTGGTCTCCAATGCCTTGAAGGCGAAAATTCGTGAAGAAGCACAAGAGTTAAACCTATTGAAGAAAAGTTCTAAATTGCCGATATGATTGAACTAATTGAAGTTAATACCGCCGAACAAAAAAGTTTGGTGAAAAATATTATTGAAAATAACCATTCTTATGTTCCAACAAATTCTTCTGTTGGTCGTAGAATTGATTGGTTAATTTTTGAACACAAAGATGATTCTTTACCGGAATGTATCGGTATGATTGGTATTGGTTCATCAGTTTATCCTCCACCAAAAGATATACTAAGATTCCTTGGCGTATCTAAAGATGAATACAAAAATAAATTCAACACGATTGCAAATAATTGGCGTTTTTGTTTTAGTAAATCAGTTAAAAATGCTGGCACACAAGTATTAAAACAATTGAGACTAAAATCCCGTGAAGCATGGAAAAGAAAATACGGTGATGATTTAACACACATCATCACCTTTGTTGGTGCCGGTAAAAATGGTGCAGTCTATCTTGCCGACAATTGGAAAAAAATAGGTGAGACTGCTGGTTTACCATCACACAAATCTTCTTCCATGAAATGGAATAATAAAACTGAATTGAAAGAACTTTTTGTTAAACCCACAGGTGAAAACAAAAAAATTATTTTTATTAAACCAATCTAAAGGTGTGTTATGCCAAGTAAAGAATATTATGAAGGCCGTGATATGGAGAAAAACAAATTTCTCCATGAACATTTAATCAATTTCTTTAAATTTGATAAAATAGATTCTGATGGATCAACACAAACAAAAACAGATGT